TATAATAAGGGAAACGTACATGCATTTATTTGCTGAACATGATTACCTTACAGACTTTGCTGCCCAAATAGGGGCAGAAACTAAACCACCGATTATAGGTGACTTAAAACCTGAATCGGTTATTGATTCAACTTACTTTTTTTGTTAATGTACACATTATTTGATAGTTTCTTTACTCCTCCTACTATTGTAGTAGTTAGTGAAGAAAGACTGAAAGCTGCTGAACTTAAAGCTAAGGAAAGGCAATTATTACAAGTTAAAGTACAACTTGAGCAACTACAAGAGTTCTATGATAAACTAGATAATGAAGTAAAAGCATTATCACCTGCTAAAGAGGACGCTAAAGATGCCTAAGAACGTACACGTTACTGATGAGATAAAACTAGAGGGTTTCCAAGCTATACTCGAACCGGGTAAATTTGGTTATTCTTTATCGGCTGTAGTTGATGAGTCAGTCATCGACGAGCTAGAAACTGAGAGGAAAGAAGTCCTTAAGTGGGCTGAATCTAAGCTCAAGAATCCTAAAAGAGCTACACTTAAACCAACACCTTGGGAAGAAGTAGCAGAAGGGAAATATAAAATTAAATTCTCTTGGGGAGAAGATAAGAGGCCACCTGTGGTAGACACAGAAGGCTCACCTGTTACAGATAATAAGACACCGTTATATGGAGGATCTACAGTTAAGCTTGGTTACTATCAGAAACCTTATATCCTTAGAGATGGAGTTACCTATGGTAGTTCTCTTAAGTTGGTTGGGGTACAGGTTGTTAAGCTAAATACCGAAGCAGGTGTTAAAGAAGATGACTTATCTGCTGATCAAGTAGCTGACCTTTTTGGTAAAACAGAGGGTTATCTATCTACTGATGCACCAACAGTAGCCACTACAGATGACGAAGACTTCTGATTACACAGTATGGGCTCAGAAAGCCTATGATAAATTGAAAAATAAAAAGGAACCTAAGTTCCGTTCAAAACTTGAAGAGAAAGTAGCAACTTTATTAAAAGAACTAGGAGTATCATTTGAATACGAATCAACTCAGGTTCCTTACGTTATCCAGCATCATTATACTCCTGATTTCTTGCTCCCAAATCATGTCTATTTGGAAACAAAAGGATACTGGGACGCAGCAGATAGACGTAAAGTGCTTGCCGTTAAACGCGATAATCCAGATATAGATTTGAGAATGGTATTCCAATCACCCTATAATACTATCTCAAAGAAATCTAAAACAACGTATGCTAAATGGTGTGACAAACACGACATACCATGGACTGCATACCACGAAATACCACTTGATTGGTTGATATAATGCTAGAGAAAGGCGAATTTGTAAGACATGAGCCTTGCGATAATTGTGGGTCATCAGATGCTAATTCTTTATACTCTAATGGCTCACGATTTTGTTATTCATGTAGAACTTACACACCCGCAGAGGGTATAAATCTTAATTCACAATCACCACGGACGATGTCAAATGTTACCCTCAAAGGAGAGCCTGAAGCCCTCAAAAGAAGAGGACTCTCTGAAAAAACTTGCAGATTCTTCAGGATTTTCAGAGACGGAGTTACTCTACGCTTTCCATATTACACAAGCGATGGAGTACTTGTTGGAACCAAAGTAAAAAATAAACGAAAAGAATTTACCTATGAAGGAGTTTCCACTGATACCCTATTTGGTCAGCATCTATTCCCTACTTCTGGTAGAAGGATTGTTGTTACTGAGGGTGAATTAGACGCTGCTAGTTGTTATGAAGCTATGTCAGGTTGGCCAATGGTCAGCTTACCGCATGGAGCAGCTAGTGCTAGAAAAGATATCCAGAAACAAATACCACTATTCCAGGGATATGAAGAGATAGTATTATTTTTTGATAGCGATGAACCGGGAATTAAAGCAGCAGAAGATGCTGCACAGGTCTTACCTCCGGGAAAAGTTAAAATCGCACGTATGGAGGCATATAAAGACCCATCAGAGGCACTACAAGCCAATGACTCAGAGGCGATTAGAAAGGCTATTTGGGATGCTAAACCCTATAGACCCGATGGAATAGTAGAAGGAAAAAATTTATTAGAATTAGTTACAACACCTCAACCCCCATTTGATCATGAATACCCCTTCAAAGGACTTAACAAGAAACTACACGGGATTAGGTATGGTGAACTTACAACAATTACTGCTGGCACTGGTGCAGGAAAGACCTCATTCGTGCGGCAAATTGCAAGTGACTTACTGTGCAAAGGAGAATCAGTTGGGATACTGGAACTTGAAGCAAGTAATAGACGAACAGCTCTTGGATTGATGTCCACAGCAGTTGGTAAAAACTTACAATTAGGAGAACCAGATGAACAAGAACTCACCTCCGCCTTTAGCAGAACTCTTTCTGCTTGGAATGTCTTTCTGTTTGATGGCTTTGGGTCTTATGACCCGAGCCTTATTTACAACAGGATCGAATACCTTGCCAGTGGATTGGAGTGTCGTATTATATTCCTAGATCACCTCAGTATATTATTGAGTGGATTAGATGGAGATGAACGACGTATGATAGATAGTACAATGACTAAATTAAGGTCGTTAGTAGAACGAACAGGTATATCTTTATTCTTAGTATCACACTTACGAAGATCAAACAATGACAATAATGCGCACGAAGAGGGAGGACGTGTGTCGCTCTCTCAACTCAGAGGATCTCATTCCATTGCTCAAATCAGCGATAATCTCATTGGACTCGAAAGAGATCAACAAAGTGAGGGAGGCAGAGGTCTTACAACTGTTAGAGTCCTTAAGAATCGTCTATTTGGCGAGACAGGAACGTGCGGAAAGATTGATTACAACTTAAACACTTGCAGATTTACAGAAGATGAAACTACGGAACCACCAGTTTTCAACCCAGCCACGGATTTTTGATGGAGGGTATGAGCATCCATGGTATAAGCATAATGAGTTAGTGAAAGATAGATTAATTAGACCTAACCCACCATCGCAAGAAGCAATTGACAAAGCAAAATTCGTTGATAAGACCTACAAATGGAGTAGGGACGATAGTATTCGACCTAGAAAGTAATGGTCTATTAAATAACGCATCTCGTATTCACTGTATGGCATTACATTACTGTGATATGGATACTACTGAAACATACAATGATGAAAAAATTCCATCCAATGATCCTAAGTACTTACCGATGGGTAGTCGTTCGATTACAACAGCGATCACGACCCTCGAAACCGCTGATACTGTTGTCGGCCACAATATTATTGGGTTTGATTTACCTCTCATTAAAAGGCTCTATCCTTTCTTTACTTATCCTTCTGTCGTTGTTGATACTTTGTTGTTATCTCGCTTATATCATCCTAACTTATATGATATAGATAAGAAGCATGAATGGAAAGATATGCCTACTAAATTATATGGATCTCATTCTCTTAAAGCCTATGGCTACCGATTAGGTCTACACAAAGGAGACTTTGGTGAAGATACAGATTGGAAAGAGTGGTCGCAAGAGATGCAAGATTATTGTGTACAAGACGTAAAAGTTACAGAGAAGTTATGCGAACACTTCCGCCCTTACCTGCTTGGCTCACACTAGAGCATCAGGTACAAATTATACTCACTGAACAGGAGCAGCATGGATGGTACTTTGATGAAGGAGCTGCACGGCAGCTTGAATCTTCTCTCAGGAGAGAGTATGAAGATACTTGTAAAGTATTACGAGACAGGCATCCTTTCGTCGAAGGAGCAAGATTTACTCCTAAGCGAGCTAATCGAACAAAAGGATACATTGCAAATGCTCCATTCACGAAGTTAAAAGAATTAAATCCCACATCAAGGGATCACATATCATGGATCTTACAGACACATTATGGTTGGACGCCTTCATTACTGACGAAATCAGGGAAGGCGGTTATAGACGAGATCGTCTTAAAAGACATTGGCTCGGATATAGCTCTAGCTTTTCTGAAACTACTGGATCTGACAAAGCAGTTAGGGATGATATCCGAAGGCGTGAACGCATGGCAGAAGCTTGTTACGACGTCTAGTAGGATACATCACCACTGTTCAGTAGCTACATCTACATTTAGGTGTGCTCATCGTAAACCTAACCTTGCACAGGTTCCCTCAAATGAAAAATTCAGACAATTATTTACGGCATCTCCAAATAAAATATTGGTCGGTTCCGATCTTAGCGGTATTGAGCTCAGGATGCTTGCCCACTATCTCGCCCGATTTGATAAAGGACGCTATGCCAAAATCCTCACTACCGGAGATATCCATACCGTCAACGCCAATAAAATCGGAATCACCCGTAGCCAAGTAAAGACGGTCACATATGCCTTTCTTTATGGAGCAGGCGATACTAAAATAGGACACAGTTATGACAAACAGTTACCCGAGGACAAGGCGAGAGAGAAAGGTAAAGAGATTAGAGCAGCGTATATTGCAGCCATTCCGGGTCTTAAAGAACTCTTGGAAGGCGTACACAAAGCTAGTGAGAAGGGTTATGTCTTGGGGATTGACCGAAGACGAATCCTCGTTGACTCTAAACATAAGTCCCTTAACTACCTCTTACAGGGGTCGTCAGCGATTTTGGCGAAGAGATGGATGGTCCTAGTTCATGAATGGATTTCTAAAACTGCTCGACAACTGGCATTCATTCATGATGAACTACAATTTGAATGTTTACCAGAAGAAGTCGAGGATTTAAAGTTCTTACTAAAATGCACAGCGATGCAAGCTGGTGAGTTCTATAACTTAAGATGTCCAATAGCTGCTGAATCAGTCAGTGGTAAGAATTGGGCAGAAACACACTAACCACCTATGAAATTATTAATTGATGCAGACTACATCGTATATAAGTCCTGCGCTGCAGCGGAGACTGAAGTGGACTTTGGGGATGATGTTATCCTTGTCACTTCTAACTTTAGTGATGCATATAAAGCTACCATTGGAGAGCTTACCAAAATTAGAGACAAATTTGGGTCATTCTCTGATCTAATATTATTCTTCTCTGATACTAAAAATTTCCGGAAAAAAATTATGCCGGAATATAAGGGTCATCGAAATCGCAAGAAACCTTGTGGATACAAGCGTGTTATAAAAGCATTAAAAGATAACTATGAAGTTATAGTAATGCCTGAGCTAGAAGCAGATGATGCCCTCGGTATTTATGCCACAAAAAATTCTGGGAATATTATTGTATCTCCAGATAAAGATATGAAACAGATTCCTGGAAAACTATATAACTTAGATGAAGAGTTCACAATCACGGAGGCAGAAGGTGCTAAGTGGCATTTAATACAAAGTCTAGCTGGTGATCAAACAGATGGCTACTCTGGAGTACCGGGAATTGGAGTAAAGAGGGCTGAAACTCTCTTTAATAAAGAAGGATATAGCTGGAAAACTGTAGTCAAAGCTTTTGTAGACAAAGGTTTAAATGAATATACAGCAATAACCAATGCTAGACTAGCTCGTATACTAACAGTAGATGATTATGACTTCACAAACAACAGACCAGAACTATGGACCCCCACCCCCGATTACCAAGTTAACAGTTGAACAAGATTTCAAATTAAGACAATTAGAAGTATTTTTAGGTAAGGATGGGACAAGAAAAGAAGATATAATTACTATTTTACTTGCCCTGCAAAGGCAGAATTATGTTATGGCTAACTCTATAGTAAATTTAGTTGAACTATGGCCACAACCAGAAAAATTACAATTCATCCTACCAAAGGTAGGGATAGTAGAAACCACCAATGAAAAAGACATTCCTAACTGATCAAGCTAAAGAATTTAGAAAGAAATACAACTTAAAAAATTCAGCTGACAAATCAACTAGATCTTATCAAACAAGGTTAATCGTTGAGGAGTTCAAAGAGTTCCTTGAAGCTGAAGGTATGTTATTCAGACACGGTAGAAATGCAAAAGAAGAGTGTCTGAAAGAACTAGCTGATTTAGTATATGTATGTTACCAATACGCTGCTAATATGGGCTGGTTCTTAGATGAAGCTTTAGATAGAGTACATAAAAGTAACATGTCTAAACTTGATGAGGATGGAAATCCTATATACCGTGAAGACGGTAAGGTTCTAAAAGGACCAAATTATAAACCACCTACACTAGAAGATTTATTCTAATGACTGCTGAACTTATTTCCCGCACTGGTCGGGTCCAATCATGGTTGGATAACCCAGAATCAAGACTTCCAGTGAGCTGTACTGTATTTGTCGTCGAGGACTCTATGGAAGGTCCAGAGGGCATAGAGGCTAGCTGGAGATTCGCGTCTCATGCATTGAGATTCGGGGCAGGTTGTGCTATACACCTGTCTAAGTTACGTCCTAAAGGACATGAGAATGGCAAAGGATTGACCGCTAGTGGCCCAGTATCCTTTGCAAAGATATACTCCACACTTAATGAAACTCTACGTCGTGGGGGTGTCTATAAGAATGGTGCTGTAGTGATACATTTAGATGCAGACCATGCTGATATAGTAGAATTTATAACTACACCTAGATCAGAGTTACCTTGGGTTAAAAGATGTGTAGACATCAGTCCTGAACTCTGGAATAGAATGAGTAATACCACCAAAGAGGCATTAATTTATGGCATTAGATCAGGAGACATCTGGCTCAACAAAATCAAATACAATCAACGAGGAGAGAGGATATTCGGAAACGTGTGTCTTGAAGTTTACCTGCCCTCACGAGGAACTTGCTTGCTCCAGCATGTCAATCTCGCTGCCTGTACTACACGGGATCTCAAAAAGGCTTTCGCTCAAGGTATGTCCGAGTTGTGCGATCTCCATGGCCGAACAGGTGTTGGAGGGTCTGGAGAATACTTACCCTCGGAGACGGATAGGCAAGTCGGGCTCGGAGTGCTTGGATTATCCAACTTTCTTAGACGCAACGGATTAACATATGAAGAGTTTGGCATAGCCTTAGAGCAAATAAATAATAAACAAGCTATACCTAATGAGACAGCTCATGAAGTTGTTTGGAATTTAAGAGAAGCTATAGAAGCTGCAGCCTATATAGCTAAGAATAATTTTATGGAGAGAGCTTTTGCTATAGCTCCTACCGCCTCCTGCTCATACAGGAGTCAAGACTTGGATGGCTTTACAGCTACCCCTGAAATAGCACCTCCTATAGCTAGGAGTGTAGATAGAGACTCTGGAACCTTTGGTGTACAGAGATATGAATATGGCGATGTCGAGATCGCTTCGGAAGTAGGATGGGACGCATATAAGCGTGTAGCAGACCAACTGATGATAATGTTCGACAATACGGGACTTCTTCACGGCTACAGCTTTAACTCTTGGAGTGATGTTGTAGAATACGACAATGAGTTCGTGGAAGAGTGGTTAATTTCACCCCAGACCTCCCTTTACTACAGCCTTCAGGTAATGGGCGACGTACAGGATAAGAGCGATGCGTATGCAGCATTAGATAAATCTGAAGTCGATGATTACTTGCAGGATATTTTAAACCCCGAACCAATAACCTGTGATTGTCAAGAATAATGAGAAAACATCCTTATCAAAAATTATTAGAAAGAAAAAGAACTTGGACACCAGTTAAACCAAAAAAAGGAGAGGTAAAAGAAGGTGCAGAAGAAACCATCAGACGTGCTCTCGCAGTACGTCATATGGAGCTGCCAGTTGGAGAATTTATTCGTGAGGGGCTTGAAAAAGAGGTTCCATCACTTGCTAGGCAGCTCCTTGAATCAAACGTACAAGACGAGATTAAACACGATCTTGCCTTGGGCTATATAGTCAATGCTTATGGCATCAAAGAAGATGCACAAGAAGAATTGGAAGCAAAGAGGTTAAGAGATGCATGGGTTAATCATCCTGATCATACAATTACCAAAGCTCTGGTCGCAGAACGGGCCATCTTCTTCGTTCTACTCCCTTTCTTTAGGTTTAATGGGTGCGCTGCTATGCGCACTGTATCTGCCGATATCTCAAGGGACGAGCAGATCCATGTCGGAGCGAATACTCTTGTATGTGCTGAGTTGGGTCTATCTGCTTCTCCTTCTTTGGATAAACTTAGGAAGGCCACCATTAACTGGATACTTCAGCCACTAGGTATAAATACCCAGGACAAATATTTGGACAAAAAATTCTGGCTCGATGCTAGTGATCGCTTAATGTACGAAGGCAAAGCACCAGAGTTTTCTGACACCAAGGCAGCAAGAATGCCAGCATTTTTTGAACATGACAACACAAATCTACCCCAATACGCTTAACATCCATTCAGAGAAGCTAGAGAAATTAGTTGAGGATCTCGAATTAAAATTCCCCAGCGAACCCATTCACCCAAAAGAACAAATAGAATCTATTATGTACCGTGCTGGACAAGCTAGCGTGGTTGCATATGTTAAACAAATACTAGAGGAAAACTAATGTGTATTTTTGGAGGTCCGGGTCCATCGGAACCAATGGCAACTTTTGCCCCACCAGAGGCTAGGACAGTTCAAACTAACAACCCTTTGCCTAAGAAAAAAGACATCGAAGATGTAGGTGAAGTAAAAGACATTGCTTATGGTGGAGAGCAGACAAAGAGTAACCCAGCTGCTGGTAAAAAGAAAGGAGCAGCTCAGTTAAAGATAGCTCTTAATCAAGGACAACAAGGAGCAACTACTGGCGGGCTTAATGTATAATGTATAAGGCAAGTCAACGATACTCACAGTTAGCTGCAGGACGATCACAGTTCTTAGACACAGCTATAGAGTGCTCTGAACTTACCTTACCATATCTAGTACAACATGATAACAGTCAGAAGAGTGGAAAGTATCACCTAAGACAGCCTTGGCAATCCGTTGGAGCTAAGGCTGTAGTGACACTAGCAGCTAAGTTAATGCTTGCAATGCTACCACCTCAGACAAGCTTCTTCAAACTACAAGTCAGAGATGATAAGTTAGGAGAAGAGTTAGATCCACAGATGAGAAGTGAGTTAGATCTTTCTTTCTCTAAGATAGAGAGGATGATACTAGACTACATCGCTGCTTCAAGTGATAGAGTTGTAGTACACCAAGCATTGAAACATCTTATTGTTTCAGGTAATGCTCTTATCTTTATGGGTAAGGATGGTCTTAAGAACTTCCCACTAAATAGATATGTTGTAAACCGAGATGGTAATGGTAACGTATTAGAAATAATAACAAAAGAATTAATCAGTCGTAAGATATTAGGACTGGAAAAAGCTAGCCCTATATCACAACCTAATGAGGTTAATAGTGATGGGACAGATGAGGATGACGTAGAAGTATACACATGCGTCAAGTTGGATGAGAAATCTGGTCGTTGGATATGGCATCAAGAAGCAGACGATATGATTCTGCCTGATAGCCGCAGTACAGCACCGAAGAATACTAGTCCGTGGCTCCCTCTAAGATTTAACACTGTAGATGGAGAAGATTATGGACGTGGTAGGGTAGAAGAATTTATAGGAGATCTTAGAAGTTTGAATGGATTATCGCAAGCCCTCGTAGAGGGGTCTAGCGTAGCCTCCAAGGTCATCTTCCTAGTTTCCCCTAGTGCAACTACCAAACCACATACACTAAGTCAAGCAGGTAACGGAGCTATCATACAGGGAAGGCCAGAAGATGTTGGAGTAGTACAAGTAGGTAAGACTGCTGACTTCCGAACAGCTCAGGAAATGGCTCAACAAATAGGTCAAAGAATAGCTGATGCTTTCTTAGTATTAAACGTTAGAGATTCAGAAAGAACAACAGCAGAAGAAGTACGGATGACACAATTGGAATTAGAGAAACAATTAGGTGGGCTATTCAGTTTACTTACAGTTGAATTTCTAGTACCATATTTAAACCGAACGTTGTTAGTACTCCAGCGATCAAATCAGATACCAAAACTACCTAAAGATTTGGTAAGACCTAAGATTGTAGCTGGTGTAAATGCATTAGGTAGAGGTCAAGACAGAGAAAGTCTTACTCAATTTATGCAGACAATAGCAGCTGTACTTGGGCCACAAGCCATACCTCAATACATAGATGCTAGTGAAGCTATTAAACGATTAGCAGCAGCACAAGGTATTGATGTATTAAATCTTGTTAAATCTGCAGAGACTATGCAGCAGGAACAACAGGAACAACAGCAACAGATCGCAAGCCAAGAGCTTACTAAACAAGCTGGTCAGTTCGCTAACTCTCCTGTTATGGACCCAACTAAAAACCCTAGAGCATTAGAACAAGCAGGTAATATTGCTTCACAAATCACACCACCTGAATAAACATGGCAGAAACATTAACAATTGATCCTACTCCACCAGCAGAAATAGTTGGTGAAAGTGAAGGAGTACAATTAACCGCTGAAGAACAGGATTCTTTAAATGTCGGTGAGAAAATACAACAAGAAGAAGGTAAACTACTGGCTGGTAAATATAAGAATGCCGAAGAATTAGAAAAAGCTTATGGAGAACTCCAAAGAAAACTTGGAGAGAAAGATAATAAAGATAGCGAAACAGTTGACGAAACTGAGGTTTCAGAAACCGATGAAGTACCAGAAGAAAAGAAGGAAGCTACAGACTTTACTCAAGGAGCACAAACAATAATGTCAGCTTCAGATGAATACTATCAGAACGATGGTAAGTTATCTGAAGAGACATTAAATAAGTTCTCATCTATGAGCAGTAAGGAGTTAGTCCAAGCTTATATGGAGGTACAGAAATCAGGTGTAATGGATCAGCAGCAGGTAGATGATGCAGACTTATCTGATCAAGCAATAAATGAAGTTAAAAACTATGCTGGTGGAGAAGACTCTTATGCTAACCTAGTTAACTGGGCTGGTCAAAATTTAGATCAACAATCAATAGAAGCATTTGATAGTATCGTTGGTACAGGGAGTGTTGAAGCTATTAAGATAGCTGTCTCTGGACTGAAAGCACAATATGAAAATGCAAATGGATATGAAGGTAAAATGTACTCAGGTAAACCACCTCAAGAAACTAAGGATGCATTCCGTAGTCAAGCAGAACTAGTTGCTGCTATGAGTGATCCACGATATGATAATGACCCTGCTTATCGTCAGGATATTATTCAAAAATTAGAACGATCAAACAATTTGGAGTTTTAAAACATGGGAGTAAAGAAATTTGTTAAGAATACTATTAAGGACGTTAAACATTCTGCCTCAGAAATTAAGCGTGTCTTGAGTACTAGAAAACAGGACAGGGAAGATTTCTTTCGCGGCCACACATCACATAATGGGAACGTGAACGACAATGACTGAAGGTACAAGAGCTCATCAACCCTATAAACCTTCTAAGTCAGAGAAGGAAGCCACTAATGAACTGTATAAAAAATGGGGTATGAAACCACCATTTACAGAGAAAGCCAAAGGGGCTGATGAAAAAATATGGGAGCGAGGTCATCGTGTATGACCAAAGCAGATCTCTGGAAAGAAGATATCATTACAATACTTATAGTACTAGGTGCTATCTTCTACACATACATACAAAAAGAATGGAGAGAGTTTAATGCCAGATCATTATGACAAACATACTAGAAGGGTTAACGCTGCTAATGCAGTTAAGCATAACCCAGACTTAAGGAAGAAGGTAATGCTATCAGCTGCACAAATTTATAAGGATGCAGTGAAACTTAAAGGAGTTTAATGTGTAGCGGCTGACCCGAAAGATCGTCCTCGGCCACTACGAACTTTTATTTTTTTACCCCAATGCCTCAAAACAAATTCGCAACTGAACCACAAGTAGAAGTAGTCGATCAACCTTACTTCGAGAATGCGGAGCGTGTTAACGGTCAACTAGCTATGCTAGGATTCGTTGCAGCAATTGGTTCATACTTAACAACTGGACAAATCATACCCGGCATTTTTTAATGGCAACACTAACCCTACCTCAACAGAATAATTGGAATCAGTTCTGCAAGTGGGTTACAAGCACCGACAACCGACTCTACGTTGGTTGGTTCGGTGTACTCATGATTCCATGCTTACTTACCGCAGCAACCTGTTTCATTATCGCTTTCATCGCAGCACCGCCTGTAGACATAGACGGGATAAGAGAACCAGTTGCTGGATCACTTTTATATGGAAACAACATCATCTCAGGAGCCATCGTCCCGAGCTCTAACGCAATCGGTCTTCACTTCTACCCAATCTGGGAAGCTGCAACCATCGACGAGTGGTTATATAACGGTGGACCATATCAACTCATTGTGTTTTTCTCT